GGAGTGTGAAAGTTTTTCTTACGCATAACAGTTTTTGCAATTAGTTCCAGCATTTGTGTGCGTGAGTTCCATTCCAATGCAAATGGTACGTTAATATCACTTGCCATATCTTTAAGCACTGCTTCAGCATCTGGTCCTAATTGTGCAATAGGTTTACCATACTTTTGGTATGTTTTTGCAAACAACTGACCGAGCTCGCGCAATGTAATTTGCCGTACATTACGTTCATCATTTACACGATCAATAAAGTGTCGTGTAAATTCAACATCAATGCCAACCTTACCAAAAATTTTATCCAATGCATTTTCTAATGCGTTTAGTTGTACTTGTGTGATCTCGCTCATTTTATGTTCCTACTTACTTCCCAAAGTCTGGGTCTAATACTACTTTATTTTCAGTCAATAGTCGATCTCTATTAACTAAATGTTGGCTTTCAATATCATCTTTACTTTGGCCATGATATCCAACAGCATATCCATCTTGAATCATTTGCTGATTAACATCTGTATCATCCAAATATACTGTACCTAGGATTCTGCCAAACTTGCCTTTTTCATTATCTAGTTCTGTTCTCACTATAATATCTTCTGCGGCTTCGATTCTTTCAATTAAATACTTTTTACTGGCAAGTCCAAACTGTTTTTCAACTAAATCTCGTGTACGACTTTCAGGTGTATCTATACCCGCCATGCGTACACGTGCTTCAAGCAGTACATCAAATCCCAGGTCCAGTATGCAATCGAAAGTATCACCGTCAATAATTTTTACCATACTCTTTACTCTGTATGCAAATGGTGTTACTTTACTCATTTCACTCTTCCTTTATCTCTATAACTAAGTTTCCACTACCTTTGATAAGTCTGTGGTGTCTTTTAGCCTCTATATAATACATGTGGTGGGGCAACAACTCTTGTGGTAATTCATTATCCATTTGTAGCTGCCATCCAATTCCATTTTTTACTTTAATTAGTCTGTTTGCTCTGTCTCTGTGCCAAACTAACTCTCTTTCGTCTAAATCACATCCAAAAGTCCGTATGAATGTGTCACTCTCCTTATTAGTATCACTATAAGGGTCTACCACCAAGTGCCACCTCCACTTAATCCTAAACTCTTAGCATAACGTGGAAGTCTACAACTCCAATATCCTGGTTTTGTTTTATCATTTTTTTGCTCACAATTGTGTCTATCAGCAAATGCTTTACGTGCTTTTGGATCTTTAAGTTTAACTGCAAGATTGCCACCACCACCAGCAGCACCAAATGATACTTTAATAACATTACCTTTTTTATTTTTTGTGTACACATAGAATTTTTTACTGCCGCCACGTTTTGGCTTGCTTAGTTCTACTTTCTTACCTTGATATTCTGCTTCTGCAATTGCATGATTGTCCTCGTCAATAATCATGTCTAGTGGTACACGGCCAATGCCTTTAACATTAACCCATTCACCCAATTGTGTATCACGTAGTATTTCTTCGTCAAACCAGTGCAAACTTTTTAGTTTGCCTTCAGTATAAAGTTTACGTGCTTCTGTAAACATATTAAAATATTCATCACTACCAAGACGATATACACTTTCGTGCAGAGGGATCTTTTTTTCTAGGTGGTAGTTTACCCCTTCGTGAATTTCTTGTGCTTTCATAATGAAAAACCCTTTACTATATAGATGTATTTATCTATTAGCAAAGGGCCTAGTGTTTTAATACAATTATAGTATTATGGTGTTAAGTCTACGTCTACACCTGTTCCTGTGTCGTTCCAAGTGTATACTGTACCGTCTTGATCCACAATTTTGTGTCCAGTAATTTTAGCAACAAATTTACCTGATGCGCCAGGTACTGCAATACTTACTTCACCTTCAGCATTAGCAGCTGCATCCGTTACAAGTGTACATTCTGCTTGTGTTGTATTACCATCACATAAGAAAGTCTTGCTTCCTGTTTGTTTTTTAATATATCCAGCGCCTGCTGATGTGCCGTTGTGATATACAACGTCAATGCCATCTGCACCGAAAAATCTTTTGTTAATTGGTCTTCCCATTTGTTTTCTCCTATTGAAGTCCTATGCGGGTTCCAGCCGCTACGGGGTTGTATCCCCATAAACCCTATTGGGTATTAATATTTATACGTTATATGCAGGAGTAGCTAATTTAGCCAATACTTGATAATCTTCCCACATCTCACGTAGTTGTGGAATATCATCAAGATAATCGTTGGGAATCACTAAATCCATCCAGGGAAAGCGCCAGGCTGGTTGCATGCATTCATAACGATGTATTTTTCTATCAAACATTAATTCGTCAATAGTTTTCCAAACACTGTCTTTGTCTAAGTTGTACCAGTGTCCACTGGGTTGGCTGTTGTAACTCCAACACTCTTCCCAATCGTCACTGTGTTCGTAATTGTAACCTGAATAATCAAATATCATTATTACTTGTGTGGGGTCTACTTTACCGGATACAATATCCGAAATAGCCTCAGCAAATATAGTTCCTATTTTGATAGCAACCTCCTGTGTTAGGTGTTTTGTATTCTAAACTTGTATTGTCCAGGATATGGACTATATAAAAATCTGTCAGGTGCGCCAGCTAGATATCTAGCTGATGATGAACTACTGTAATCACTATCAGCAATAGTCCAGTTAGTATAGTTTGCATCTTCTCTTAGTTTACCTGATTGTGATTGATTATGTAAAAATGTTTTAAGTTGTGCTGGTGTCATGTGCGGATTAACTTGAAGTGCCAGTGCGCCTACACCGCAAACTTGTGGACTTGCCATACTAGTGCCAGTTATATTAGCTTGTTTATAATTGCTATCTACATTATAGTCTTGACCGCCTATTGAATTTGTATTACTGCATGCACTCATAATTCGTGTGCCAGGAGCATATATATCTACACCCGGTCCATGGTTACTGCTGGATGCTCTTTGCTCTAAGTTATCATTGCTGTTGGTTGCACTGTCTACATTTCCCACTATAAATGCATCATTACTAAATGGGCTACTGCCTCTACAGTAATAGGTGTATCCACCAGGAGTTCCAAATGGATTTACTCTATACCTATTATCATAATCCGGCCCGCCACTCACATCAATTGTTAAATTTCTGTTACCTGATGCAATACAAACATGTATACCAGCATCTATTAGTTCTTGTACATCTGCATCAACACCAGTAATACGTGTATTCAGTTTACGTGCAAGATCGCTATTGTAAACATCATTCCATAATGGTAATCCAGTTCGATTTTGTAAATCTGCTGACGTTGCCAAATTTGTAGCAACACCACTATTATTATTGTCGTATGTCCACTGTGTTCCTCTGTAGTAACCATCATATGGCTCAAACGTATTGGTACTACCATACCCCCAACTCATGTTTACAATAGTTGGACGCTTATATCCAGTAGCTGGATCAATAGGTTTGTTATTGTGCCAACCTTTAATTACATCAAAACAATCACTTATTGGAATACCAGTACCACTATCACCAGTACCTTCTAAACCACTTACTTTTATACTATAAATTCTAGCGTTTTTGGCCCATCCATAAGTTTTACCTGCTACTGTACCAGCAACATGTGTGCCGTGTCCGTGCTGGTCTCTGTAATGATTAGCATCTTGTGTTCCACTTACGCCACTAGCAGTATACCAGTCTATTTGTTGTACTCGACTAACACCATCAGCATCTTGGAACTCAGGATGGTCAACTTGTAGTCCACTATCATGAATAACCACATCAACACCTGAACCGTCTAGATTATACTCATAGTCGCCGCTTACTGTGTTGCCAGTGTTGTAGTCGTTTGTAGTGGTTGCACATCTACGCATACCCCAATTCAAGTAAACTCCACTGTCACTGTTGGTTTTTGTAAAATCTCCAGTTTGAACTGCATCAAATCCTATTTCAAGGTCATCTCTTTGATCAGGTGGAATTTCAACACCAGCTACTCTGGAATCTTGTGCAAGTGCTGATGCTTCTTCGTCAGTTAATGAGTAGTGTGTATTGCGTTGTGAAATAGGTCTAGCATTGGTTACTTCAACAGTACGATTTGGAATATCGCCTGCTCCAGTTTCTTCAATCATTTCAGCATTAAATGCCTCATAGTCTACACCTACATTCAGTGTTACAATATACTCTCTTTCGCTCATTATACTTCCTTAAACAATATTAATTATGCCATTCATTGCACTGTGATACTGACATACATAATACAATGTACTTGGCGCATCCATTTGCACAGTCCACGTAATAGTACCACTCTGTGTTCCTGGGTTTGTTACATTATCAGTATACAAGTTACTGGCATTATACGCACCACTTGATGTTTGAATATGAAAAGGATGTCCTGGACTATTAACTGCAAATTTGTATGTAAATCCACGATATAGATATAATGTTGCATTGTCATCACCATCAGTACCTGCACCATTAAACTGATAACGTCCACTGTCAGGCGCTGTAACAGCAAATGTTGGGGTATTATCTGGTAAGTTAGTAAGCCCACTACCATCTCCAACAAAATTAGTTACTGATAGTGTTTCAGTACTAGCATTATATGTGTATGCACTTTGATCTGTTTTAACTGTTAAAGCACCTGTTGCTCCTGTTCCAAACATTGGAAAACAAGTTGTGTCTGAACTTTCATCACTTACATTAATGCCGTCTGCGTAGTCAGTTGTTAATGCCAATGTTCCTGTGCCACTTGGTATAGTGTGACCGTTAATAGTTGTTAAACCAGTTAAGTCGGCATCTAAACTTAAACTTAAAGCAAAGCCTGCAGCATCTACATCAATTTGTCCTGTTGTACCAGTTACTGTTAGTGTTTCACTTGCAAAGGTTACACTACCTGTTCCAGTATTACCAGCAGTA